GGTTTTGACATACTTTCAGAAGAAAACTTTTCTTTATAAGAATTATAATCTTCTTTAGTTACAACTTCTCCTTGTTTTTCTTTATACTCTTTTTTTCTATCTGAAATAGCTTCTTCAACAACATCTGTCATCAGTCATCATCCTCTTCTACAATTGCTTTAGGTGGCATAAGCATAACGCCGCCGCTTGCTTCCACTTGCCTACGCTTCTAGTCATTTCTTTTTACGATTGTCCTTGCTAGACAAAACCATGCCGCCTTCACGATAGTCGATAGAACCACCACGACTTCTCTCTAGCGTAATCTTAGCCATGTCCGATTTTGACATACCTTCGTAGACTCGTCCCTCTGCACCCTTCTTTACGGCCATAGTATCCTCTTTACCATCACCTCGCACGACACGGCGTGTGGACGGTTTATTCTTCTTACCTAGAACATACTTTTCTACAAATGTCTGTTTACGAAGAGGAACATTAATCTTTTGACCTGCAGAAATTTTATTAGCGTCTTTAATCTGCGGATTTTCTTTTTGCAGGGACTTCAAGGTAACACCCAAAGTATCGGCAATACCACTAAGTGTGTTACTACCTTTGCCAAACTTTCCTGCTGCTACCGAAAACGTCTCCTTCGGCATTTTAAGTTTGCTGGTTCCGTCATCACGAAAGAACAGGCTTTTGATTTTATCACGATTTCGCTGAGACATTAGTCTTCCTCCTCCACAGGTGTTTTCGGGGGCATCAGCATAACACCACCTGATGCCTCTACCTGCATTTTCTCTGTCTTTACTAGACCTACACGGTCAAGCAGTTCCTTGGCTGCAGACATCTTGTCACGAATACCAAGTTCAGTTGGATTGTACAGCGCACCTGTCATAGCCATTGCAGCCTTCGGCGCATTACGTGCCATATACATTTGAGTCGCCTCAAGTATTTCTTCTTTAAGACCTTTAACAATTTCGCCAGTGCTAGAAGTGTCAGCATATCCTGCCATTTTCTTGGCAGTAACCATATCACCGCCAGCTTCATCAAATAGTACAGCAAGAAATTTCTGCTGCTTCTCTGTTAGTTGCCTAGCCATTTATTCTCATCCTCTGTGTAGGGCCACATTAAAATGCTCCATTGTGCATTGCATTAGCTAACTTCACTGCACGTGATTTTACCTGATTTGCCCACCTGCTGTCAAGCATTTCTTTTGCTGCATTAGGAAAATCTTCATTATGGATAGCGTTCCACATATTTTTAAACTTCAGTAGACGTGGCACACCCATGTTAAAAGCCATGTCCATCAGTACAAGTTGACGCACAGAGTCTAGCTTGTCTACGCAAGGGTGCGATCTTACAAGTTCCTCTTCGACAATCTGTACGTCATTCTCTGCAAGATACCGTGCATCAGCTTCTGTAATACCATGTTCATAAACTACATCCATACTTGGTATGTCCATGTAGTCTAACTCTTCTTTACTAATGCCACGGTCTTCTAGGTTCCTACCAATTCCAATAGTGTCAATACCAAGGCTATCTTGGTACACAGTTAGAACCAACCCTTCATGCGCTATTAGTTTATCAATAAAATTGGCTCTACTGTATTTCATTTTTCATGCCCCATCCAGACTGCAAATGCACCTGTCATTGCACCAGTAACAACACTAACTAAAGCGGACTGTTGTGTTGTAGGGTCTGGTAACGTCATAAACCACTCCACTACCCGCCAAGCGGATATTGACATCATAATCATCATCAAGCGGGGGAGCAGTTTCCACGCTAGAACTCTTTCCATTACTATTGTCACGATTTTTCCTCGCCTGTTCTTCCGTTGTGCGATTGTGTGCTTGCCACATAGGATACATTATTTTTTACCAAAGAATTTTGTAGCACTACGTACCCCAAAAGAAGCCGCAACGATAACTCCCAAGGAATATTGATACCATTCAGGCATTGCTTGCAGTTGTGCGAATCCGTTTGCAACTACTTCCTCCATGCCGGGAATGAATGCAAGGATCAAAGGAATGCTAAACAGTATGGTTAGCCACTCGTCTTTCCACGAGTTAGCCGACCCTTTAGCCATTTCCAAATCCCAATCAATCTCGCCTGTTGCCTTTTTCTCCATGATGACAGCTTCCGCTTTAGCTTTCGCCACTTTGGTTGCAGCCTGCGCTTTAGTGCTTTCAACTTTTCCATTTAACCAAGTTCCCGCCAGTTCAGTGACTGGTCCAATCAATAAATTTAACATTACATGCCTCTTCTAAATTTGGCAGTCTTATTTGCAATAGATTTAGGCTGGCGTACAAACTGCTGTCCTTTTGCCGTACCTTCTCTTTTAGCTTTAGTTGTAGCAGAATACTCAGCACTTGTCAAGGACTTTATTGCTTTTTCAGGTAAATATCTTTCTCCAGTCTTTGCAGAAGGCTGTCCTGATTTAGTGCGCCACTTTTGTTTTGTCCATGCTTTTAAACTTTTTTGTGGGCTTTTGAGTGCCATTAAACTATTCCTCTACGTGCCATACCCCAATAAACTAAGCCGCCTAGTAATCCTGTAGCAATCAAACCTGCTAGTATTATTGCTACAATCTCCATAAACTTCTGCCTACGTTCTCGTTGGCGGTATAAAGTCTGCTGCCGTTGTTTGCGGATATCAGCTTCCATACGAATGAGTTCATCCCATTTGGACTGCCCCATTGTATACTGTATCCACGTCTTTAATTCTTCTCTTTGCTTTTCTGCTTTTGATTTAGCAGCAAAGGCTTCCATAGCCTCTTGTTCAACTGATGTGCCAGCGAACAGCTTTTTAAAGATGGGTGGGTTCTTTGCTTCTTTTTCTGCTTGCTCTAGGTCAGACAATGCGCCCATCCAGCGACCTAAATCAGACGCCATCTGTTCTATGTCACGGCCTACAGCAAAACCTTTTTTTATAGTATTAAAAGCCGCCGAAGCGGTTGCCATCGCACTAATGGGGTCCATTTAGTATATCCTTACGTTGCCGGGGTTAACGTATTTGGGAAGACAATATGCTGTAATCTCACTCCCTTGTTTATGTAATGTTTGTGCGTACCAGACGCATTCTTTTAAATCCTTAAAATATAAATCTCTGCTCTCTAATCTTTTTTCTTCACCAATGCCTACAAATACAAATAGCAGGAATACATGTTCCATCTCATTTATCTACAGCCCTGTCATGTAAGACCCATTGTAACCGTAAAACATCCTGCCGTAACTCTTCTATATCTTTTGCAGTGGCATGTCCTACCATAACTTCCCGCATCTCAAGCTGCAGGTCATTTACTGTTTTCATATTCCACGCAGCAAGAGCCATAAGCAGTGCCATCAAAGCGCCAACAATTTGCTTTTCCATTACTTATAACCGCCTCCTGCTGCCTTATATTCACGTGCAAGCATCTGTGCCTTACGTGCTGACCACTGACCCGGTTTACCACCTTTGCTGCCAGCTTTAATCTTTTCAAATAATCTTTTTCTTAATGCTGGCTTAGTGTAGTTGCCAGCTTCATTAACTCTACTCTTGCTCTTTTTCTTAACGACTTTCTTCTTGCTAGTTTTTCCAACGCTGCCACCTTTCTTGTATTCTTTTTGTTCCTTCTCCACGCCGCTAATCTTGCCGCTTTGTGCTGCTCCGTAGAAAACTCGCTCACCTTTCTTCTCCCCATATTGCTTGGTCATAGCAGATTTAATCTTCTTTCCTTTAGGTGTGAGTGGCATCTCTCCTTAACTCCTCTGGGGCATGTATGATTCACGAAGTTTAACAATGACAGTTACTGCGCTATTGGCACTCGCAAGGCCACGCAGTTTATCATTCTTAAAAAGCCAGAATGGGTCATCGTTAATATGAACCATTGAATTAGCTTCAATGTCTACAGTTTCTGCAATAGTGTAGTATGTGGTAGTTTGGCTGTCATACCAGTCTAGGCTAAATGTAACTTTTGAAGCACTGGCATTGCTGATAAAAATACTGTCCACCTCTGCTTCATAGTTTGATGGTACAGTGTAGATGTCTTGATTGCTTGTTGTCAGTTCTAATCCAACGGTGCGGTTTTTTGTTTCCATGTTATGCTCCGTTGGTTAAATCGTAAAATACAAGTGCGCCTATTGCATCCCCTGAAGGTGTAGCACTTACCGCTGTCTGTATTGTAAGGGTCACAATGTCACTTACACCAGCAAGTGTTCTACCTAGTTGAAGGGACCACTTATAGCCTGTTGGATTGTCAATACCGCTACCAGCCTGTACCGTGTTGGTGATGTAATCAACTTGCAATACTGTACCACCCGTAATAGCGGTGGCAGTAACGTCATAGTCCACGTTGGTAAATGTGCCGGTATTCCACGAAGCACCCGTTAATGTACCATTGCGAACAAGCCGGATGATATAGTCCTGTCCAGTAGTCGGCAATACCTTGATAATTTGTGGAAGTACGACCGCATCCAGAGAGCCTGAATTTAAACGCACAGACACAAGGGGTTTAGGCGTTAGTCCAATTGTGGTAAGGGGTGATACACGCTGTGCCGTAAGTTCATTTACGTCTTGCTGGTAGCCCCCTTCACTGATAACAGTGCTACAAATTTGCTTCATAGTAGCGGCAGTAGAAAGAGTACCAGTAGCTGTAATCTCGTATCGGATTGGCAAGATGGCAGTCTTCATGTAGACAACATCTAAATTATTAGCGTTGTAAAACTCGTGAGCAACTACGATTTCACCATCAATTACAAAACCAACTCTGACTCGTCCAACACCTAGCCACTCGTAATCTGCAATAAAAATTTGTGACTTGGTTATGTCTAAGGTTGTTCCACTTGGTCCAGTGCCGTCCAACTTATCTACATTCCAATCAGCCTGTGTAACGTATCGTGCGTCACTGGAACTACCACTTGTTGATGTACGCAGCACAAACCGTTTGTCTGTACCGTTCAACTCAAAGAATACACCATCATTAACACCGAAGTATCCAACACGCTGGCGCAAGTTAGTTTGCGTTGGAGCCATCACAAAAGTGCATAGTGTCAGCAAAGACTTACCCGGCTGGTAAGGAAACACACGTTTTGTTTCACGTATGACTTCATCACCGGATGCTGTAGTCACAGAAAGCGCACAGCTACTTTCGTTCGGGAGGTGGCTAAAAGTTGCACTGCCTGTCAGACCAGTATCAAACTGGTTATCTGATTCAAATCTATTCTGACTGTCAAACAGCGTAAATGGAGAACTTACCCGCAGTCTGCCAAAGGCATCCAATGTAGAGTTATCAAACTTAACAATGTTACCACCGCCAGTGCTAGTCAGGCGTGTATAATCTGGGTAGCTTGTAATGCTCATCGTTTATCCAAAATAAGTTTTAGTTTTATTCCGCTTATTCACATTCTTTTTGTGAACACCCGGACGGCGAATACGCTTCTTCTTCATGAAGCTGTTGGCATATTGCTTTGCCATTTACTTCTTCTTTTTCGCCATACCGCCCTTTTTCATGTAGCCCATTTTATTGCGCACAGGAGTAGGCAGCTTCTTCAAACCTTTGTTACCAGCGGGTGCTTTTTTAAGTGTAGCCATCTTACTTATCCCATTTTCTGTGTAGATTTCTGTGTAGGCTTCATAGATGCCCCACAGTTAGCATAGCCACCTTTATTGTACTTCTTTGCATAACCACCTTTAGCTTTACGCTTTGGCTTTGGCGTAGGCAGTGTAATATCTACACGAAGTCCACCTGTCTTGTCCTTAGATGTTTTAGGTCCATACTCCATAAGTACACGTTTAGCGTCCTTACGCTCCTGTACGGTATAGTCTTCTGGATTTTCCATAATCCGCATTGCTTCTGAAGGTCTCATGTCAGACATCTTAATCTCCTACCATTTTACTTTATGCGACCAATATTTTGCTGATAGCTTAGTGGTCGGCTTACCTTGTGCATCATGACGTGCGTAATAGCTACGCTTACGTGCTTTATCCTTCGCTGTCTTAGGACTCTTGCCAGCACCTTTAACGCCTTGCTGACCGAAGCGTATAAATTTATATTTACCACCCTCTGATGCCATTACACAATGAGACTTCGTTGGATGATTAGGAGTTCTCTTAGGCTTGTTCACACCGGACAGCCCTTCCTCCTTCATCTTGTTTTTTACTCTTTCAGGTATAGCCATTACGTTGCTGTTCCCAATTTAATGCATTTAGAATCTACAGGAATATGATTTGGAATTGTGTTTAGTATGGATGCGGACATTTCAACTGTACGGTCTTGACACTGCTCTATAGTCTCATACGGACCTCTAGTGTCTCTAGCGGATATGCATTGGTTTAACTGCCCCGCTATACAAACCAGTACCCATGCTTCAAACATTTTTTATTCCTCACTAGGTTCTTTCCATCCCTCTGCTCTCATTGCGTCCTCTACATGCTTCAAAGAGAATGAACGACCATAGTGAGCCTCAACTGCCTTACGCACAAAGAACACATCACTATGTGGGATATGAAGTTTATCTAGGGAGTTGGTACGGATAGCATGATAAAATGCATCAAGTACATTGTCTGTGTATAGTTTTACTGATTTCTTTGCCATTGTCAAGAAAAAACTTTCATTATTGTCACTTTAAGTGATAGTTCGCATCACTTAAGTGTCCATTTAAGTGTATTTATAATTTTACTAAATAACATTTAAGTGATCACTTATAGTGTATGTTCGTTTAGTTTATATAATTATACCAGATTACGGGTACCGTGTCAATACATAAAATGCAAATCCACCCAAATTAATGTACAATTGCCTAAAAAATAGGCAGATTGTGCAGTACTTGTGCATATATGAGTGTCAGTTGTCATTGTGGTTAACACTCAATTTTACTGATCTGTGTATTTCTATGTATACATATACGCTATACCCGGCGGTGGCCCCTGCCTACCCTCTTGATTTTCCTTTGTCTTGCCGCCATTTCACCCGATTTGCCAGCAAAATGTCTCAAAGCAATGCTAACACCTTGAAATGGCTAGACATTCTGTCAATAGATAACTGATTGACTATCATTTGACGATATAATATGTGGCAAAAAAGCAACGATGTGACATTTCTGCAACAGATGAAAGGACGATGCACCAAAACAACAAGAACAAACACAGAACAAACACATGACACTTTATATATATAAAAGAAAAATATCCTATCCCCTTGAAAACATTACATATTCAAAAAAAGTGCAATCAGTCTGCATTTTTATTTATCAATAAATTCAATAGGTTAATCAGTAAGCCATTGAAAACATTAAGAATCTTTTTTGTTGTGTTTCAAATCAGTTTCGTGTCTAATCAAATCATCGCAGAACAAACAGCGACAAACCAGCTACAAAGCCCTAGGGGTGAGATAACAAGGTTTTAGCTTGCAAACGTGGCCAGCGGGTCTATGTGATACAGACTAAGGTAAACCGATAGGCCAATAAAATTCGGTGTAGCTTGTAAGGCTAGGGGTTGCCCACATAGCAAGCGAAAATAAAAAACCCCTTGACTATCGAATACGATTAGAATAGACTAAAAGAACAGTCGGGAAGGCGAATTGATCCGACTATAAAGTGGCCAAGACTAAAGACGGCTAAAGTGGTGGCGATAAATGGCCAGCCGTCTATAAAGAAACGAACTCACACTGTAACGTGGACAGGGCGTAGGCTACCGGAGTCTGTCAAGGCTGGGAAACTATCCTGACACAGCACATGCTACCAAGGCGGCAGGTGTATGACAAGACAAGGCCCAGTTAAAATCTCCGGGGTGGTCAATGTGAAGAGGGCGTAAAGCATGAACTACAGGCTGGCGTAGCGGGTACTGTAGGCCAAGGCGAACTATAAACTTTGGCAGGGTGTGGCTGAAACAAGCACTCTAACTATACGAAAACCCGACAAGTATCTATACCGACCGCAGATGCCCTAGCTGTCCTTGGACATGCCGCTGACGCAAGAGGTGTGAAAAACTGACGATAGCAAGTCAGGTGAAAATCGGGATTATGACAAGATACCGGCGACAGTGCGCTAGTCCTTCGGGGCAGTTAAGCATGGTCGCCGGTACACTCTTGACAGGTGTTGTTAGGGGGTGTAATGTCACACCCATAACCTAACCAACCACGAGGTGAATATCATGTCTAAGCAAGCTATCAATATCAATGTCAATGTTGGCTACTGGTTCCAAGGCACCGGTCTGACCGGTCAGAATTTGTCTGAACACAACCAGAACAAATTCACTCGCGTTGCTACCAAGTACAAGCGCAAGACGGGACAAAAGCTGTCCAAGATGCGTTGCTACAGGGCCAGCCGTAATGCGGCACGTCAGATTAAAGACGAGTTTGGCACCCGCATTTTGTCTAATTCGATCACAACATTCGAGATGTTGCTGACCGGTATTGACAAGACGCTGGATCGCAAAAACCACACGATTGATCTTGGCGCATTCAAGATTGATGACATTGCTGAACTTGCGTGTGCGCCGACAGGTGCGGCCGCGCATCGCAAATCCGCTTGACTTCGTGGGGGTAATGCTCTATTCGTAGGGCATTGCTCCCCCTAACCATACCACACAAGAGGTGACTATCATGAGCAAGATGGAATTTATGGGCTTGGTCTTTATGCTGACCTTGGCTCCCATTGCAACAGTGTTTGCCGCAATCGCTGCATTAGAAACAGGACACTGGATTTGGATTGTGTCTGTAATCGGTGGGGTTGCATCATTTATTGGTGGCTGGGTTTCCCTTGCCATTGAATTTGTAAATTCGGAGGTGTAACATGTCTACAGAAAACATCCTTGCCATCTACAAGCTGGCTACGCCAGAAGAAAAACGTGATGGAATTGTCTGGTATGCTGACGCATTTCGTGATTGCACCCGCATTGCCATTGACTTAGACCTGCCTGTCCATATTGTGACAGGTGTCTGTGCGGCATTATCGCCCAACAATAAATGGGACAGAAACATTGTCAATACGCGCGATCTATGTACGGCTCGTGTCAATGGTGATGGAATAGATAGTGTCAAAGTGTCCACATACCACAAGATGAAACAAAAAGCATGGTCTATACTCAAGGCAATGCCTGACCATGATGGCGTCATTGATATACTCAATGGCCAGAAGATTGTCTCTTTCTATCGCAACATCATTGGTGATGACACTTGCACCATTGATGGACATGCGCGAAACATCGCATATGGTGAGCGTATAGGCTTGACAGATGACAAGACCAATATCGGTGTCAAGGAATACAGGACATTACAGGCGGAATATGTAGCCGCCGCCAAGCGCACACGTGTCAATGGCCGTGCGCTGAAAGCGTTTGAATTGCAAGCGATTACATGGGTGACATGGCGTCGCATTCACAACATCAAGTGAGGTGAGGTATGACTATACCACATAACATTATCAAGCTACAGCTTCCCGATGGCAGGGAAGTGAGCATCATTCAGAATAGCAAAGGACGTGAAGGCGGAGCGTATGGACATGTTGACCAGCATATGTGTGAGGTGTCTGTAGAGGGTGAACCTGATGTAAAGGGTTATCTTGACCTGTCAGAAGTGATAGAATATCTGAGATATCTTGACACTACGCAGACGCTTAGTGGCCCGATTGATTCCAGTAGATATGAATAGGCCAACCCAGATTGTAGTGGGATGGCAGGGGCGTGTGATACGATCACTGCCCCACCTAATAGTCGAGTGAGTATAAACACGGTTAAGCCTGTAACGACTGTAAATAAGACACAGGTGGGCGTTCACTGTAAGCCTTCACTAGAAACAGTGTTAGTCTGTTACCGGTCTGAATGGCATCCGGTCGTCCGACCTTGGGCAAGTGTCGTTAAACTGCCCACCGGTTTGTATTCCTTGGTGTAGTTCGCGCGTTCGTGGACAGCCTTGGATGTTGCGACAGGTTAGTAGGTCTGAAGAAGAACGAAAGCCTGTCGAAGTGGGGCGGGTGATTGTTGCACGTTTTGAGATGCGACTTCCCCGCCCTGCGCTTATATATTAGTACATTAAAACAAAAGAGGTGATGATATGAAACGACAAGACTTTGCTAGGCTGGAACGCTATCCCAATGGTGACATCGTTGACCTGTATAATATCCATCACCTGTTGACAGAAAAACAGATAGACCGTCTGTCTGATGATGACTGGTCAAGGGTACAGGAATACCAAGACGAATTGAGGATGATGATCTACGAACTTAGGGGTTGACAATGAGTGACCGCATCACTAGAGTAAATCCTGTGGCAAAAGCTATGATGCAGAGCCGCAGACGCGCACAGGTTGTGCCAAACAAAAAGAAATACAATAGAAAGAGGGATAAGAATGCGAGTGAAGACAGACAAATTCCGCACCAAGCGGATAAACAAGAGGCGGATGACTGAGACACAAGTGATCCGCGCCAATGCTAAACGTGTGAAGTACACTCTGCTGGACTATTGGTTTGACCGCGACGAACCTGACCAGCAGAGTGTCGCACACCATATGAACAGAAGATATCCATAATTAATACACAACAATAGAGGAGAAAGTGAACAATGCCTAATCATACAGACAACAGTGTAATACTGTACCACAAAGACAGTCAGCAGATTGACATGATTTACAACATCATGAACACAAAGGACACACCTCTATGCCAGACACTTATCCCTATGGATGAGAAGTTGCTAGAGATATCTGGCTTTTCAGATGACTATAAACCACAAGGCTGGTATGAATGGCGTCTGGAGAATTGGGGTACCAAGTGGGATGTGTACGAAACATACTGCAATCGCTTTGACGCTAACACATTGTCACTGGATTTCTACACTGCATGGTCGCCACCTATTCCTATCTATGACAAGCTGGTAGACATGGGCTTTGAGGTCAACGCACGTTACCTTGACGAAGGCTGGATGTATATCGGTGAATACATTGATGGAGATGACTGGTGCATTGATGATGTTGAGAGTGTTGCTGAACACCACCCCGAACTAGACGAGTATTTTGGTATCAGTGAACGTATAGCTGAGTACGAGGAGGAAGTAGCATGACAATACTGCATGAGTTTTATGGAACACCCGACAAATATCCTGAACGAAAGGCTGTTGTGTTCAAGGAAGATGATGGGTATAGTGTGTTGATGATTGCTGACAAGGCTATCATTGAGGAGCGTAAGATAACTGGACACAGTGAGCAATACGCAGAAGACTGTGCAGAGAATTGGGTACTGGGAGTGATACGATGAGTGACCTTGTATTATCTGACTATGAACGTGGCTATCTAACTGCCTACTACGACACAGTTGTATTTGATGCTATGGCAGATAGCTGTGACGAGGACTGGTTTGGTGTGCAGATTGGTGACAGGATGTTTGACCTGAACGCATGGGCAGATGAAGACACAGGAAAGTTTGTCTGTGTAGTTTATGACTGCATATGGGTGAATGATAATTGGCAGACAAATTCTGCCCAGAATGGGTGGGTGTTGACAGAGGATACTGACACATGAACTGCTGGAACTGTAACACAGAACTTATCTGGGGCAGTGACTTTGACATTGACCACGAAAACGAATATTATTCAATGATGACTGCCCTGCACTGCCCTAATTGTAAGTGTGATGTAGAGGTATGGTATCCAAAGGAGAATGATGATGAACAGATTTTTGATTGACCACCACCCTGCTGGCATTGCTAAGTCGTTGTGTGACAAGCACATTGTCAAGATGCCATTGGAAGAAGCGCAGATGCTATCCTTCGCTGTCAAGCGTTATGTACCTGACATTGAAGGCTTGCAAGGTGGCCCAAAGGCACACGCCAAGCATCCCTGCACTTTGTGGGCAGGTGACACACGTGGCAACTACGTGTATAGCTGGATGATGCTAGATGAGATGTCGCGTGAATACACACGGCGTTATGGCAAAGTACACAAATGTTCTTTGCTCTTGCCACGGCTCAGAGAACTTGCTATACATATTCCAGATGGAAAAATTACTAAACATCCGCAGTGTTTTGGTGAAGGCAATGACCATCTTAAAACAGATGAGTTGTGGCCGATTGAAGCATATCGAAACTATTATCGGTGGAAGTACAACACGACTGAGTGGTGCGGTAAATACAAACTGAGGGAGATACCAAGATGGTTAGTCAAACAGGAGAGCGAAATATGAAATGGAAAAATATGAATCCTTTAGCAACAGCAAATCATGTGTCTGCACTGTTTGATGAGATAGAGTACCTGCGTACACTTATCAAACCACAAGACACTGGACACATACACACTGCAATTAGTGTATTGAATGACCACATTTCACAACTGTTAAAGGAGATGGAAAGAGGATGATGACTAATGTTTGTTGAAGCACTTGTGTGCCTAGCACTCAACGTGTATCACGAGGCACGTGACCAGCCCTTCATTGGGCAGGTTGCGGTTGCCCAAGTGGTAATGAATAGAGTGAAAGACAATAGGTATCCTGACAATGTATGTGATGTAGTTACACAAGGTCCAACCTACTCATGGAAGCCTGACTTCCCTGTGCGTCATCGTTGCCAGTTTAGCTGGTACTGTGATGGCAAATCAGATAAGGTTAAAGATGATAAGGCTTGGCAAACAGCCATGCGTATTGCACATGGCGTGTACTATGGCAACCTAGATGACTTTGTTGAAGGTGCCACGCATTATCATGCAACGTATGTCCTGCCTGAATGGGCAGAAACTAAAACACCGATTGTTCAAATTGGAGATCATATATTTTATCGGTGGGATTGACTTGACTTTATATTACATATGTAGTATAACACACTATCACTTAACGAATAGAGGAGAGAAATATGCCTTTTGATTATATAAACCCGTCGATTGTGGACGTACCACAACACCTTGATTTCCCTGTGAAATACGAGGACACCAAAATGAATGGACAGAAGTATGTCATCAATGGAAACACTGATGAGTACATTGGCATCGTCGGTGATGGCTTCAAATGCGAGAACCACGGTGACTTCTTCCGCAAGGTAGCTGCTACCATGACTGAGCATCTTCAGCCTCATGAAACAGAGGGTGCTGTAGTGACATGGAAGGATGCCTACAACAATGGCATGGCCATCATGGATGTTCGTCTGCCTAACGTATCTGCCAAGATCACTACCACTCGCCATGAGACTGAGGTACAACAGCGTATCATCGCCTTGCATGGGGTGAACGGTACATGCTCAAACGTAGCTATCTTTGGGGCGATTGATTTCTTCTGCCTCAATGGGATGATTATCGGTGAGCATGACAAGGTTAAACGTAAGAACACCAGTGGCTTTGATATAGAATCATTCATCCTTAAACTTAGTGCATCTAAGAATAACTTCTATGCTAGGACAGAACAGCTACAAAGGTGGGCAGAAAGTCCATTGGTCCATGTGGATGTCAAGGCTCTGCTTGAAAGCATCATGAAGAATGACAAGCAAGCTGAAAAGATGTTCGCCCTATATCGTGAGGAAGTGGTGACTCGTGGTCAGAACCTATGGTCCCTCTACTCTGCCTTCACCAACTATGCAACCTATGCTGATGAACGTAATGGGTTCAAGTTGCGTGAGACTGGCAACGATACAGAAGCAAAGACAATGCTTGGACGTGAGTTTGATGTGACCAAGTGGATTAACACCGCTCAGTTCCGGTCACTTGTCAGGGCAGCATAGCATGACGACTGTTCTGGAAATAGCGGATGAATATTATTTATCCCATGATTTCAAGAACTTGCGTGACGAAACTAAGGCTTCGTACCAATACTTTCTTCGTGTCGCATTTGAGACAAAGATAGATGGTGCAAGCCTTGGTTCTCTAGACCATGCAAGCATCACCACGAAACAAGCCAAGCTACTATATGATTTGTGGTGTGACAGAGGTATTCCATTCGCTAATCATATAATGTCTACCATACGTATCCTGTTTAATTACGCAGTGAGGATGGAGCATTGTAACCTTAACCCCTTCTCTATCGTTCGTAGACGCTCGTCCACGCCACGTAAAGTGCTTTGGGGTAGGGATGATATAAGAAAGCTGCTAGACGTAGCCTATGACGATTTTAGCACACGTAACATTGGGCTGATTGCACACATGGCGTACGCTTGGTGCCAACGTGTAGGTGACATGCGTCTACTGACATGGGATGCTATAGATTTTGATGAGGCGCGTGTGCATATTGAGCAGTCAAAGCGTAGGGCGGAAGTGTTCCTACCTATTGATGATGACTTGCTTGATATGTTACGTCAACAGCATGAAGACTTTGGGTTCCAACAATATATTGCACCACGTCCACAGCCTATTGGTGGTAGCTATATACCTTACAGCCAGTACAAGTTGCCTTTACACGCACGTAAGTTGATGGATGAGGCAGGATTGTCAAATGAACTGCGACTATCTGACCTACGTCGTACTGGCACAACTGAAATGGTAGAGGCAGGTGTCGGTATGGCACAAATCATGTCGGTTACAGGACATGCTAATCCACAGTCAGTAAAACCATACATGAAAAATACATATGAAAGTGCAAATACTGCATTGACAGCACGTAAAATACATGGTAAAAGCACTTAACTGCCGCACAGGAGAGAGTATATATGGATAATATATATAACATTGTAAGTGATATGAATGTACCAGCAGGAACTACAGTGAGAACTAAGTGTCCTAACTGTGGTCAACGTACATTTACAGTGACCAACAACATGGGATCACTGGTATGGAATTGTTTCCGTATGTCCTGCAATCTCAAGGGTGGTACACGTGTGCATATGTCTGCGGATGATATTCGTATACAGCTATCCGATGTTGAGAGATTCGCAGACGACTATGCCTTTGATGTCCCTACCTACCTTGTACCATACAATTACGATGTATCTGAGTGGGCTAGAGAACTGTATGGTCTTGACGCAGAGGAACTAGGTTTGTTATATGATGTTCGGGAACACCGCGCTGTCTTTCCCATAAAGCATGAGGGTAAGATTGTAGATGCGACAGGCCGTGCGCTTGGTAAGCGTCTACCTAAATGGCGCAGGTATGGAAAAAGTGGCTTGCCATATGCTCATGGTTGTGGTAAAGTCGCCGTAGTTGTTGAGGACTGCGTGAGTGCCGCTGTGGTTGGTGGTGGTAACTTTGTCGGGGTTGCTGTGCTTGGGACATCTTTGTCAGATGCACACAAGAAGTATCTCACGCAGTTCTCAACAGCAGTCATTGCACTGGACCCCGACGCAGTACGCAAGACATTGATTATGGCAAAAGAATTGAGAGGACACGTGGATAATGTTCGTGTCCTCTACTTGACAGACGATTTGAAATATCGTAATACAACAGATATGAAAAACCTAGCCGACATAGGAGATAGATAATGGAAGTATCAATGCTAAGAAGTCTGATGGACAAGGGGTTCTACGATGACCATCGTGGTGCCAAGTGTCCTGACAGACTGTTCAGCGCAGACAATCGCAAGATAAAGCAGACGATTGACAAGGCGATGGACCACTACAATCGTAGTGTCACCCCGGATGAAGTACAGGCTCTGTTCCTGTCATCTCATCCCACGATGACCACTGCACAGAAGACAGGCTTCGACAGTCTGTTTGCCCAACTCAAACGCGAAGCCCCGATGGGCAGTGACATTGCACAAGAGGTTCTGTCTAAGCTGTTTCAGAAGGTAGTGGGTGAGGATATTGCCAACATTGGCTTCGACATGGTGAGTGGTACAGGCGGTACAATGGAGACACTACGTAACCTGCTTGAGCGTTATGGAGATGACTTCACACCCAACCTCAACATCGAATGGGATGACATCAGCATAGAGACACTGATGGCAAAGGCTGAACTGGAAGCACGTTGGTCCTTCAATATACCTAGCGTTGCACGTAAGGTTGAGGGCGTCAGTGCTGGTCAGCTTATTGAGGTAGGCGCACGTCCTAACACTGGCAAGACATCGTTCCACGCCAGCCTGATCGCTGCTCCAAATGGCTTCGCGCATCAGGGTGCCAAGTGTGTCATCCTCTGTAACGAGGAACCTACACACCGTGTTGGCGCACGATACCTGACGGCTGCCGCTGGTATGTCAGCACGTGAGGTCAAGGAGAATATGACCAAGGCCAAGTCACTGTATGAACCAGTGATGAATAACATTAAGATCAAGGAAGCATCTGGTCGTGACATGAATTGGGTAGAGAGTGTGGCCAAGACCTATCGCCCTGACGTTCTCGTGCTTGACATGGGTGACAAGTTTAAGGCAGAGGGCGGCTTCGCCCGACAAGATGAGGCACTTAAGGCGTGTGCTATTCATGCACGGCAGATTGCCAAAGCGTATGACTGCGCTGTGTTCTACATGTCACAGCTTTCTGCAGAGGCAGAGGGTAGGTCACAGTTAAACCAGAGCATGATGGAAGGGTCGCGTACAGGTAAAGCAGCAGAGGCTGACCTGATGATCCTAATTGGTAAGTCTCCGACTGTCGAGGGACAGGAAGAGGATAGTCCACTGAGACATATGAACATTGTAAAAAACAAGTTGAATGGCTGGCACGGTATGGTAAACTGTGAACTAGACTATTTGACAGCGAGGTATGAAGGATGAAGATAACATTAGACGTAGAAAATACAGTCACCCATCGTGACGGCAAGATGCACCTTGATCCATTCGAGACAGACAATAGTCTGACTATGGTAGGTGTACTCACTGATCAGGGACAGGAAGACTTGATCATCTTTGACCATGAGGATCGTGAACCTACCATTGGTGGCTTCTCTATTATCCAGAAGTGGCTTGACAATGCTACTGTTCTGATCATGCACAATGCTGCACATGATCTTCTGTGGCTGTGGGAGAGTGGCTTCAAGTATGATGGCCCTGTGTTCGACACAATGCTGGCTGAGTATGTCCTACAGCGTGGTGTCAAGGAGCCGTTGTCTCTGGAAGCATGTGCTGAACGGTACGATCTTGACACCAAGAAGCAGGATACACTGAAGCAATACTTCAGGAAGGGATATAGCACACGCACAATTCCTATTGATGAACTGTCAGAGTATCTGTCTGCTGACCTACATGCTACACAGCAACTGGCAGACAGGTTGATGTATCGTCTTAATACACCAGCGGACAGCGGTCTCATGGGTACAGTGGACCTGACCAATCAGGTTGCTGTCTGTCTGTCTCGTATCTATCAGCGGGGATTTACAGTGGACAAGAACGCACTAGAGAATGTGCGGGTTGAGTTTGAGAAGGAACGTGATCAGCTTACTGCCGACTTGCAAGCGCATGTACGTAAGCTGATGGGGGATACCCCTATCAATCTAAACAGCCCGGAGCAATTGTCGTGGGTAATCTACAGCCGCAAGGTAAATGACAAGCAGTTCTGGGCAACACAGGTTGATCCATACATGGATGACACTTCCTTCCGCAGTTTGGTTGGCGCACATACCACCCGCCTCTCCAAGACACGTGCAGTGCAGTGTCGTGAGTGTAACGGCACAGGTTATGTACGTAAGGTCAAGAAGGATGGGACACCCTTCGCCAAGCCTAGTCGCTGCAAGGTGTGCGATGCACAAGGTTATCTGTTCCAGCCTATACAGCAGACTGCTGGCCTCAAGTTCAAGCCACCGTCACCCAAGTGGGCAAGTGCCAATGGGTTCAGCACAAGCAAGCAGAACCTTGAGACACTGGAAGGTGCAGCACGTGCCAAGGGTATGGAGGATGCAGTTGACTTCCTGTCCAAAGTCAGACGACTGTCTGCTGTAGACACATACTTGTCCTCCTTTGTAGAGGGCATTAAAATGTTTACAAAGCAAGATGGTAAACTACACGTCCGCTTGTTACAGCATCGCACAGCTACAGGACGCCTGTCTGGTGCTGACCCTAACATGCAGAACATGCCACGTGGTGGTACCTTTCCTGTCAAGAGGGTGTTTGTGTCTCGCTTTGAAGGTGGCAAAATTATGGAAGCGGATTTTGCACAGCTAGAGTTTCGTGCTGCCGCATTTTTATCACAGGATGGAGTTGCAATTGAGGAAGTTTCTACTGGATTTGATGTACACGCATACACCGCGAAGGTTATTACCGATGCTGGTCAACCTACGGATCGCCAGACTGCGAAGGCGCACACGTTTGCTCCACTCTATGGCGCAACAGGCTTTGGTAGAACACCAGCGGAAGCAAAATACTACACGCACTTCACGAACAAATACAAAGGGGTCGCAGATTGGCATTCCAGACTGGCTAAAGAGGCTATAAACACAGGGTATATTACCACGCCGTCTGGTAGGCAGTTCGCTTTTCCTGACGTAGTACGTAAGGCTAGTGGCCGTGTGACTAACTTCACACAGATCAAGAACTACCCTGTGCAGTCGTTTGCTACAGCAGATATCGTACCGATTGCTCTTCTGCACATTGATAAACTACTTGACAGTATGCAGTCTTGTGTGGTAAATACTGTTCACGATAGTATTGTAATTGATATTCATCCTGATGAAGAAGAAAGGGTTATCCAACTAATTCAGGAGACTAACAATGCATTGCCTGACTTGATCGCTATACGTTGGGGGTTGGCGTTCAATGTTCCACTAGAACTTGAGGCAAAAATTGGCCCCAACTGGCTTGACACGAAAGACGTGTCGTGATATAACTATGGTTTCTGACTCGAAAGAAGGAGTATAAATTACATGAACGAGATCACTACAATTGATACTAACAACTATGCAGCAATGGCTAAAGCTATGGGCATTGCCAATGAGGGTACGAGTAGCAGTAAGAAGTCTAGTACACTTGCCCGTCTGCGTATCCATCACACACCCATCATGGGTATTGCCGAAGTCAATGGCAAGAAGGCAAACGTGGAGGTTGTAGAAGGTGGACAATACAAGCTGGAGATTCCAGATGGGCCAACCTACTACGCTTCTGCGGCACACATCCGCCCATACATGCAACGCTTTATGTACAAGCGGTTCGTGATGGCTTCAGGTAGCACACCTAATCGTTACATCAAGACTGTCATGGCTGATAACTTGAACATCGACCTCAAGGATAATGATGGTGGGTTCAACTGCGGTAAACCTGCTGGCTACATCCAAGACTTTAAGGCTTTGCCTGAGAAGACACAGGACTTGATTAAGCAGATCAAACGAGTACGTGTAATCTTTGGCACCGTTGAACTGGTTGACCCTACTGATGATCAGGGTAATCCAGTGGATGTGGATGTTACCCCATTCATTTGGGAAGTAGATAACCGTGATGCCTTCAAGGGCTGGGGCGAAGTGTTCGCTACCTTTGCAAAGCAAAAGCGTCTGCCCATCCAGCATGTAGTCAGTGCAGCAACTGAGGAACGTAAGCTGCCTAATGGAAGTAGCTTCTTTTTGCCTGTGACTACGGTCAACCTTACTAACATTGTTGAAATTGAGCAGTCTGATCAAGAACTGTTCACCGACTTCATGGCATGGGTACAGAACTACAATGAGTACATCATCAGTACATATGCAGAGAAAGCTAATCCGCATGACGATGATGACGACATCTCAATCACTGAAGGTGTGATTGATCTTGAGGAAGATGAGGTAGCATGATGAACCACCCTGCTGAACTGGCGTTACATCAATACATGGAGAATGCTGCTAATGGTAAGTCTACTATGTCACAAGAGACTATCAAACAAGTAGGTCTTGATGTTATGGATGCGCTTGGACGCCAGTTCGGTGGGGGCAATAAGCGTGATGAGTTTGGTCTGCGTATGTCTAACGTAGGTAGACCGACTTGTCAGCTTTGGTTTGACAAGAATGAACCAGAGAAAGCACTGCCTCTACCGACAACATTCGTGATGAACATGATGCTTGGAGACATCGTTGAAGCTGTCTTCAAGGGACTACTCAAAGAAGCAGGAGTGGAATATGAAGATGATGAGAAAGTTACGCTTGACCTTGATGACGATACATCCCTCTCTGGCACCTACGATATTGTTATTGATGGTGCTGTTGATGATATTAAGTCAGCGTCTAATTGGTCTTACAATAACAAGTTTGAATCATTTGACACTCTAAGGATAGGTGATCCATTTGGCTACGTGTCCCAGCTTGCTGGGTATGCGAAGGCATCTGGCAAACGTGCCGGTGGATGGTGGGTTGTGAACAAAGCTAATGGTGAGTTCAAGTACGTGCCAGCTACAGGACTTGATGTTGAGAAGCAAGTTGAACGCATCAAGGAAACAGCCAAGACACTGGAGACAAACGAGTTCAAGCGTTGCTTCGATTCTGTGCCTGAGAAGTTCAGAGGCAAGGAGACAGGCAACAGGGTACTTGATCAGAACTGTGTCTTCTGTCGCTATCGTTTCGCTTGCTGGCCCGGACTGACTGAACGTCCTGCAGTAGCATCACAGGCAAAGCAGCCTAAGACTGTAGCCTATGTATCATTGGCGGAAGAATATGCCTAACGCAAAACAATTCCGTGCAGCACGGAAATATGGATATAGGAGTGGACTAGAGTATAAGGTATCTATATATCTTGATGAACTCTCTATTGACTATCTATACGAGCAAGTTAAGATTGAGTGGGAAGACCTAGCCTACCGCACATATACTCCAGACTTCGTGCTGCACAACGGCATCATCATTGAGACGAAGGGCATGTTCACTGCTGCCGACAGACGCAAACATCTTGCTATCAAGAAGCAGCATCCGACACTTGACATTCGCTTTGTGTTTGAAAATAGTAGGAGAAAGCTGCGCAAGGGTGCTAAGTCAACCTACGGCGAGTGGTGTATTAAATATGGGTTTAGGTACTATGACCGTATCATTCCAGAAGATTGGCTTAAAGAAAAGGGAAAGAACAAGCACCCTAAGTTTATCAAGTTTAACGGAACCAAAGTGAAAAGGAGATAGAGCATGGACATTGATAACATAGAAGATGAAGACTTTGTAATCAGGATTCGTCCGACTGTAAATAACTCAGAGTGGACAGGAGAGATTGACATTGCTATTATATCATCCGCTGGCAACCCTCTTGATGATGAGGGATACAGTCAGGTTATGCACTTCTGTAAGATGATGTGCGCCACTGTCCCAATTATGGAACAGGATGAAAGTATTCGTAATCTTGTACATACATATGTTATGGAAGTTGTTGACAAAGACAGTGAGTATATGTTAGAAGAAGATGATACTGTGATTGTCACTAAGGAAGATGGAAACGTGGTGCATCTGAGTTTTGGTAGCAAGACAAAGGGGAGTGCTTGATGACAGACTATAACAGGATAATGAAAGAGATTGAGATGAAACAGCAATGGAAAGATGTGGTCTGGGATAAGGATCAGCAAGTATCTGGTCAATCTGATATGGTAAACAACCCGCCTCACTACAATGCTACAGGCATTGAATGTATTCAAGCTATTTGCGCAGCTACAGATGATGGGTTTGAATACTACCTTCAAGGTAATATCATGAAATATGTGTGGCGTTATCGTTATAAAGACAAGCCACTTGAGGACTTGGAAAAAGCCAAGTGGTATCTGGACAAGTTGATCGAGGAAGTAATGGCCAATGCGAGTTAAAGTATATATCACAATCGACATTGACCCAGAAGAATATCCAATACCTGCCGATGGACAAGTTGGGGAGGAAATTGAGGATGGAATACATGAGTATTTCTATGATATAGAAGGTGCAGATATACGCACTATAAAAACAATAACGGAGTGATGACATGAATAATTATTTACCTACAGACTACCAAACATTTATCGCTACTTCACGGTACGCACGTTGGATTGAAGATGAGCAGCGTAGAGAAACATGGGCAGAAACAGTACAGAGATACTTTGATTATATGGAGAATCATCTTGCTGAAAAGCATAACTATGCACTGTCCGATGAACTACGTGCTGAACTTGAGGAAGCTGTACTTAACCAAGATATTATGCCAAGCATGAGAGCATTGATGACTGCTGGCCCTGCACTTGACCGCTGCCATGTGGGTGGCTACAACTGTTCCTATGTTCCAGTAGACAGCCCACGTGCCTTCGATGAGACTATGTATATTCTTATGTGTGGCACTGGCGTAGGCTTCTCCGTTGAGCGTAATGCAGTGGACAAACTGCCTATCGTGAACGAACACTTTGAGGCAAGCGATACAGTAATCAAGGTAGGTGATAGTCGCCCCGGCTGGGCAAAGGCACTGCGTGAGTTGATTGCCATGCTGTATGCTGGGCAAGTGCCACAATGGGATGTCAGTGAGGTTCGTCCTGCTGGCGCACGGTTGAAAACATTTGGTGGTCGTGCAAGTGGCCCAGCCCCACTGGAAGAACTGTTTGAGTTTGTCATTCAAAAGTTTAAAGGTGCTGCAGGACGTAGACTATATCCAATTGAATGTCATGACATCATGTGTAAGATTGGTGAGGTTGTTGTCGTTGGTGGTGTCAGACGAAGCGCACTCATCAGCCTGTCTAATCTGAACGATGATCAAATGGCACATGCTAAGTCAGGTGATTGGTGGAAGTATGAAGGGCAACGTACACTTGCAAACAACAGTGTTGCGTATAAAGAGAAGCCACAGATGGGTACATTCATGCGTGAGTGGCTGTCACTGTACGAATCTAAGTCAGGTGAGCGTGGTATCTTCAATCGCCAGTCAGCTAAGAAACAGGCAGCTAAGAATGGACGCCGTGATGCTGACCATGAATTTGGATGTAATCCTTGTTCAGAAATTATCCTACGTCCATACCAGTTCTGTAATCTGTCAGAGGTAGTAGCACGTGCATCAGATACTCAGCAGTCACTGTCTGAGAAGGTTCGTCTTGCCACTATCTTGGGTACATTCCAAGCAACGCTAACTAACTTCAAGTATCTTCGGAACATCTGGAAGAAGAACACAGAAGAAGAGCGTTTGCTGGGTGTATCCCTGACAGGTATTATGGACAATCAATTGCTGTCAGGTAAGTCAGCACATCTTGGTGTTAACATTGGGCAGACACTTGAGCGTCTACGTGACGTTGCTGTAGAAACAAATGCAGCAATTGCTGAACAGCTTGGTATTCCACAGTCAGCAGCCATTACTTGTGTTAAGCCTAGTGGTACAGTATCACAGCTTGTAGACAGTGCCAGTGGCATTCATGCACGACACAATCCTTACTACATTCGTACTGTTCGCGGTGATAACAAAGACCCACTGACACAGTTCATGATTGCGCAGGGTGTTCCTAATGAGCCTGATGCATATGGAAAGCATGAAAGCACTACAGTGTTTAGCTTCCCTATGAAGTCACCAGAAGGAGCAGTGACACGCACAGACATGACAGCTATTGAACAGCTTGAGTTGTGGCTTACGTATCAGCGTTATTGGTGTGAGCATAAGCCTAGTGTTACCATTACTGTGAAAGAACATGAGTGGTTTGAGGTAGGTGCTTGGGTCTATGAAAACTTTGATGACGTATCTGGTATTAGCTTCTTGCCCCACGATGACCATGTGTATAAGCAACCCCCCTATCAAGACTGTACAGTTGAAGAGTATGGTGCTATGCTAAAGAAAATGCCTAAGTCAATTGACTGGTCAAAGCTGCAAGAGTTTGAGAAGGAGGACACTACATCAGGTGGGCGTGAGTTGGCTTGTACTGCTGGTGTGTGTGAGGTAGTAGACTTGGACGCAGCATAAGAAAGGAGTTGACAATGGTAGGAAAGATTGCTATACATGAAGTAACAGAACACGAAGATGGTTCAGCGACTGTAGTATTTGAGTGTGATGATGAAGCTAAGAAAGCACTTATTAACGAAGGCTTAATAGCACTACTTGAGAAAGCCATTAACAAACATAACGATGAGTATAACTGGATGAAAGGAGAAGTAGAAAATGAAGATTAAATTTGACACACACACAAAGGATGTAGCGGCTGCGGCTGCTGCATTCAGTACATTGTATTCTTACTGCAAAGACTTGACACTGAATAAATCATCTTGGGGTGAAGAGTGCTTGAATATTTACGGTGAGATTGACTCAATGAATATGAATGCACTTGAGAGTGCATTGCCAGATGGCACGTTTAATGAAGATGCGGATAAACTATGAGAAAGCAAATCGTAGAAGCATTAATCAAACATGCACAAGGTAATGTCGCACTTCACACTGCTAACATAGAAGTGTACTTGAAGAACCCTGCAGGTATAGGAGAACATTCTGATATCATGGAAGCTATTCAAGATGAACTTGACAAGATGGCTGTCCATGAAGATAGACTGGACCTTCTATTAAATTATTTTAACGACTAGAAAAGGAGAATGAAAATGGCAGAACAAAATAAAATTATGATCAATGATGAGGAGTACGACTTCGATGATCTTGGTGAGCAGTCGCAGTACTTTGTGAATCAGGTCCGTAATTTGAAAGCACGTATTGCTGAAGCAAGGTTTAACCTTGACCAGTTGGTGGCTGCAGAAGATGCCTTCAGTGCTGCACTAATTAATTCTGTAAAGTCTAATGAGCCAGAAGAAAAAGCAGCAGAGTAAATTAGTGTGGAAACAAGGTGAGGATTGGGTCCAGTTTAACCCACCTCGCCATCACGAAAGTTACGAAGAGTGGAAAAAACTGAAAGAAAAGGAGAAGCAAAATGTTGATGGAAAAGTTTAAGAAGGCTGATATGTCTAATTACACAAAGCAAGAGGCATTGTTTCAAGATGGAGAGTGGTGGTATATTCAGCCCGGAGATGGCAACCGTCGCCGTGTAGAATCACACGCACGTAAAAATACTACTCGTATGTTTGTCAACGGTAAGTATATCCCAAAGTCTCATCCCCTACATAAACCCGGACGGTTCAAGTCACTGGATGATGCATGGTCGCACAGTAAGATTGAAAGCACAACTCAGGGCGAAGTCTATGTCATTATAAATGACGCATGGCCTGAGTGGGTTAAGGTGGGCAAGGCTAGTATCGCAGAGGATCGCCTCAATGGATATCAAACTTCTTCACCCTTTCGTGATTACTCCATCATTGCTACGTTGACAACGACAGATCGTCATGCTAAAGAAAAGGAAATGCACAAAGCATTTACCCACTTTGCCGATGAGCGTAGAGGTGAATGGTTCAAGATTGATAGGGTAAAGGCAATCAATATTTTTAACGTACATGCAATGAACGAACTTAGTAAGGAGTTACAGAGTGAACAAAAGTCTGGCTAAAAACTTTGAAGACGGTCACAGGGCTTTTAATATGGTGGAGCGTCGTAACGGACGCTTCCATCAGGTAAGCAATCCATTGCGCAAGAACACCACTTCGTATCGGGAGTGGCAACGTGGATGGGAAACTGCTTACTTTGAGAATTTGGAGAAACAGGATGAGCCTAGAGCAAGAAGCTAAACAGTGGATGAAGGAGAAACAAGTGAGTACGATTACAGCAACGCTTTACCAAGACAAGGCGTGTGAGACAGCAATCTTCCCGAAGCACAAGGCTATGGAGTATCTTGCTCTAGGTCTTACAGGTGAGGCTGGGGAGATTGCCAACAAGGTTAAGAAGTTCATCCGTGATGGAGCCACGGAGGAAGAGTTCCTTGAGAAAAAGATTCAGATTGGCTATGAGATAGGAGATGTCCTGTGGTACTGTGCCGTTCTTGCAGAGGAGATGGGCATGGACTTAGGACATGTCATGGAAAAGAACTTGGAGAAGCTGCACGATAGAAAGAAACGAGGTAAACTGTCGGGCAGTGGTGACAATAGGTGAGCAAGTGGTTCATGCGAGTGTGCTTGGCTATTGTAGTCACGTATATCGCCTACATAATTGGAGTAGGGTTAGTGCATACAGTGTGTGACTGCTTGCGCTAAAAGAGAGGGGGCTTAATTGCCCCCTTTTTTATTATCGTTCTTTGCGTTTTCGTTTTGCTATGCTTATAATATTTTGCAAATCTCCGATGTCACCTAAGTTGACAGGCGGTTCTCCCTTTGCAGCTTTCATTGCAGATAATTCATTCATAGCAAGAAGCCGTATATCTCTTGTAATACGTCTGAACTCATTTACTGCCATAACATAAGGTGGATTAGATGAGCCGCTGTACTGAGCAGCTTTTACGGAATCAAAGATTGCTCGTTTATTGTTATTGATTCGGTTACGCTGCTCCATAAGGAAAATTTTAGGACTGTAGCGGCCATCCTTTTTTAATTCCTCTTTCAGTGCTGGCGCATCTTCCATAGACATCTTAGCTATATCAGGAAGAAGTTCATTGTATAGAGCATTCATTGTGTTATCAATGATATCTATCCCTGACTTAGAGGCAAAATCGTAGTCAGTATACTGAAGAGATTTCAGATGTTTCTGCCACTCGTTATCGCCCTGTTCAATGTTGATACCCAAAGCAAGTTTCCACGTAGGACCAAGACGACGTTTTTCACCTAGCATTGGGAAGTTACGTACGGGGGCATCCGCCTCTTCTTTTATGCTCAAGTAACCTCGTGAAGCAAAAGGTAACATGAATCCTTTTACGAATGCTCCACCACCCGACAGATTAGGCTCACCTTCGAATGTCTTGTAACGCATGTCGCGCATACCCAATGCACGTTCAGCATCTAATACCATACTGTATGGTTGCAAGGTACGAGTGAGAGTGTTGCCAAGCATCTTACCAAAAGCCTTTTGCGTTTCTTGGGATTTTGCAGCATCATTGTCTTCGGCAAACATGTTAGAGAAATCTGAAAGAATGTCACCAAATGTTTGATTGTTTCTGAAGTTCGTTCCCGTCAGAGTCTTTATCCCATTCTGGAAATTTCGTCCCCTGTTCATGAAAAGCCAGTTTGAAAGGTTGTCAACTCCACCATTGTCCAATTGCTTTTTAGCTTCAGCTAAATACAGAGCCGGACCCAGAGGAAACTGAGGGTCAATGTTTGTTGTTGTTGTGCCATCCGGGTTAGCAATTTTATTATACTCTTCCGGTGCATCCTCAGATGTTCTATACTCGTATGCTGCGTACAGTGCGCTAAGACCAACTATGTTTCTAGCTACTTTGTCAGCGTCTTTTACTGTATTACCTGCGCCAACAGCAATGCGTAGGGCAGGTACTACACCACCACCTACACCAGAACCTACATATTCCATAGCCTTAAACATAAAACGAGGGAATGCAATTGCTATGGTACTACCCGGAATAGCATTTAAAAGTTTAAGTGCTTCTTTGAAAGGCTTGAAGTTAGGCGGAGAAGCGTATGTTTTGTCCAGCGCACTTTCAACGGCGTCTGTTGCTAGTTCAGCAAAAGAAGGAGCAGGTTTATTTCCCCGTGTAGGACGCAGAGTAGGCGAGTCGTTGATAAGTTCTCTTATCTTACCCTCTGTTATTACCTGCTCTAAACTGACACCCCATTCCCTACGCAATGCTCTGTTCAAGTCTGTTAGGAAGTAGGCATTACGACTGAGAAATTCCTGCGCACGGTTTGGAGCATTCAAAGTGTCAACAAAATCTTCAATGGGGTTAAACACAAAATCAGATATGCCACCTTCACCCTTACCTGTTGCCTTCTGCGCTTCAACAATCTGATCTCTGTACCTACTTAATAGGGCGGCATTTTCCGGTTGCTCAAGAATGAACTTAGTCAACTCGTCTGATTTCAACGAGTCTTTTACATGCTTCCAGTAGGCAAAGCTATCTCCAATAGCACTCTTACGAGAGAGAGGATTAAAAGCATTTACAGTATCCATTACTGCATCTCTAGCACCTTGCAAGTCACCCGCCTTAGTTTTTTCTGCAGCACGTACTCCACGTATAATACCTTCAGATAAAAGATTCACCATTCCTTCAAGGGGCATACGAATAAAAGTAGACTCTAGGTTTCTGGCTGCCGTAGCAAGAGCAGACACCATAAGTCCTCGCACTACGTTTTCTGTTCTGCGAATATTTTGTCCCGTCTTCTTCACTCCGGGGAAAAACGGTATCTTACCCTGTAGCCAGTCAGTCAGGGTTTCGGCCCTGTCTAATTCATCTTGAACTCTTTTTCCTGCGGGTCTACCAAGTTTATACTTACCCATTGCTTCACCCATCTGGGAGAATTTCTGTAGTCCTTTACCATACTTAGTAGCAGAACCAACTGTCATAAGTATGTAGTCATCAAGAGATAGTCCATACTCATTCAGTATCTCTAGCAGTTCGTCTGAGGCAATCAAATTGTTATTGACTGTTTCTCTGAACAGTGTTTCCATTACATTTTTGCTGCCCTTAAAGGCGTCAGGTTTCATCTCCCTTACACGAGCAACGGTGGCTACAACAGCATCCAGTTTATCTGGATTCATCACAGGATTTCTGTACCCCGCTGGACCTACACCTAAATCCCAAGCAATGTCATCATCCAAATCAAGATTATCAATCCGTTCAAGACCCAACTCGCGCATCTTTTCGTAGTCGATGTAGGTTTTACCCGCTACCGTTTTAGATATGGCACCTGCTTCTAATTCATTTTCAATTTCAAACTGACGAATAACTGACTCACGAATGTCATCATTTTCTTTTGCTTTAGCCCTAGCCAAAGCGCGTTTCTGATCTTGGACATTCTGTGTAACAGAACGTATCTCACCGATAGTCATCTCACCAGATTCTTCACGTGCTTGCCGTGCCTTTTCAGCACGAGCAATCATATCTGGTGTTATCATATCTTGATCTTTTATAACCCGCACATCAGGCAAAACCTTTCGTTGCAGCTTATCTATTGCTGTCTCTAATGCTGTGCCTTCTTTTAATGGCACATCAAGTCCACGAACAATCAGGTCAGGTCGCTTTGTCAGTGCTTTCATCTGTGCTTGCATAGCCATCTTAGCTGCACCAGCAGAGGCAACTACAGGTGCATCCGCTACCATTGCAAGATCGACCAAATCACCCGTAAATCTACGACCAGATGTAGTAGGACTAAACGGTATGATGTCTTTTCCGGTCAAGCCGGTAAGTCTTTCAAATGCACTGCCTTCTACAATACCGTCATGCACAGCCTGTGTAAATGCAGCCATAGCATCAGTCGTTGTCTCACCTGCTGCAGTCAGTCCGACATTCAAAGAACGTAAGCTGCGAATAGTAGGCTTGACAATTGCTCCGTCCGCACCCTTTGCCACCACACGCACAAAAGGACGAAGATATTCTGGCACATATTCGACCAGCAACTCTTCGTCCGATAATACATCGTCGATAGGCGCACCAACAGCCTGTGCTGCTGCAGCGGTTCTTTCATAATTGAATAAGTCTAGTTCTTCAGTGGGAAGAGGCAGAGCGTTGGGATCACGGGGCTTGGGAGTAAAGTCTTCTGTTACAGAAAGAGGACTCGATTGCTGGACTGTTTCAACTTCATTTAAAACATCCTGCAATTTACGTCGCTTTTTAGGCTGAACGGATTCGTCATCTGTTTCTGCATCAAGTGTATCTGCCATCACTTGATTGAGTCTGTCCTGTAATCTCACTAGAAATCTCCTGCAGAAATCCAATCACCCTGAGTGCTGTACATAGCTATGCGCTTTACACCCTCTGCGTCCTCTATCGTAGCAATATCTCCCGGCACTAATTTATTTGCTGATTGCAAGTCAGCTAGTTCTGCTGGTGTTCTTTCTCCGAAATTAATATTTCCGGCTGGCGTAGTTTTAGTAGCTGCTTTTCTATTTGCTACATCTGTGGTAAACTCTCCCTCAGTAGACCACTGAGTTAGAATATTATCTAGTTGTACGTAATTCTGAGCAGATGAAGTTGCTCCCGTACTTCCCTTACCAGAATACAATTCTGCATACTGATCTACTGCGTTAGCAAAAGCGGTATAGTATGCTGGACGTTTGTTTGCAAAATCCCACTGCCATTCACCAGCTGAATTTAGAGAACCGGAAATGTTGGCAGCTTGTACACTCGTCTTAAGCAAACCAGCAAATCTACTTTCTGGAGAACCCTTCGACCAATCTACACTTGCCGTAGTGTCTTGTGCAGTTATCATGTTTTGAATATTGCTTGCGCGGTCGCGTGTAGATTTTGCTTGCGCCATCAATCTTGCTTTATCAGGATCGTCTTCTGATAGATCGGCTGCTTTTTGTTCCAGTTGAGATGCTTGCATAAGATACGTAGCTTGCAGTTGTTCCAGATCAGCAGGACTATTTGCTTTGTTAATCTTTGCTTCTAACAAGTCAAGAGCAAGCTGTTCGTTCTCTGCGCCATATGTCTGGTAATTCACAATTTCTTCAGCAAGTTTAGTCTGTTCAAGAATTGCTTTTTCACTTCGCTCCCCCGCTTCACGAGTCTGCGCTTCTTTAAGTTTTGTCGAAGCATATGTTCCCTCTAGTTCTGCACTTAGCTGAGTAGGCAATTGCTCATTGATTATTTCTTGTTGTTTTGCTTGCGCTTTAATTAGATCGCCTTTAACGCCTTTTAAGGTTATATCTGCAGAAATACTTTCTGTAGTTTTTACTGTTTGTTTCAGTTCAGCAGCAGCCTGTTGTGCGGCAATCAACTCAGTAGGACTAAGACCGCCAAGACGTTGCATACGAATACCCGTATCACCGGCAGCAGGACCAGTGTAATCCGTTGGCAATGTCGTGCCAGCAGCTTCTCTAAGACGCTGTGTTACATCCTCAGTGTCAATACCAGTGATAGCTGTTTTAGTACCCGCCGCAATACCAGATGCCAATGTTTGTACGTCCAAAGCAGCAGGAGTAGTTTGTGCTGCATATCTCTCAGCTTGTTCTGCGATAGAAAGAATGTCACCAGTAACACCAGCTTCAGGCATAATAAACAATTTTTGTGCAAAAGTTTTTGGATCAAAAGTTGCTTCTGGATCAGCCAATTTAGCAGCAGTTTCACCTGCTGTAATAGCCTTTTCAAAGTTATCATATTCTTCTATACCACCGGACAGCAGGGTCTGAATTTGTGCGTCACTCAACTCATAGTTATTTCTGAGTTTTCTAGCACGTCTGTTATAGTCGGTAACTGCAGCCATACGTTGTTTCCGTACAGCAGCAGCTTCTTTAGCTAGATTTGCTGCAGTATCTTTAATGCTCTGCCGATACTCTTTATCTAGTTCATTCAAATTTTCTGTTGCTTTTTTTGCCGCGCCAGCAATTGCCGACTGTAACCGAAATGCCATTAGTTTTCTCCTCTACGCGACATTAAACCTGACGATTTTTTATTGACTTCTTCAACTTCTGCTACTTCTTGCATATCAATTTTATCAATATCTTTCATAGCTTTTTTAACGATCATTAAATCGGGAGTATCTTCCGTGCCTTCATCGTCGCCAACAACATATTCAATTTCTGCATTCTTTGCAATGCCTTCCATCAATTCTACAAGAATGGGATTTACTAGAACTGCCACATCAATATTATGTAACCCTTGCATTACACCACCTAGAGTAAGTGTGTCTGCAATAGATGTTAGAGGAATTTTTGTTTCCATAATATCTATCAGCTTGCCCATGTAATTTTTATCTGTAAGACGGGGAATGTAATAATCCAGTGCTTCTTCTAGATTATTAAATTCTGCAGGAGTTTGCCAAGGACGCGCACCAAGTTCATGAGTAAGCGACATCCCCGGAATTGGAGCATCAAAACTTGAAATTTCCCTAAACGCCATTAGACTTCTCCACTCATTGCTTCTCGTACAGCATTCATAATATCTAACACACGCGCTGATTCTGATTTTCTAGTATCACCAGCTGTGGATTGTACCATCTTTTTAGGAGAAAGTAAACCTTTGTTGACTACGCTTACTTGTTTAGTCGGTTGTTCTTCAGCAGCTTTACGCAACTGAATCATGGCCAATCTTGCAGGTTCTCTATAAATGCTCATTGTTATTTACCTTGTCCCTTAAAATAATTTTCCTAGCAGACTTCCACCAACTTGGCTGGTAAGAATATCTGCAAAAAAACCACCAATTGCTCCACTTTCTTCTGCATCTGTCTTAAGCTGCTGGATTGACTTATTTGTTTCTGCTGACAGTTTGCCTAACGCCATTTGTGTTAGTCTATCTTTATCGTTCTCTGCCGAAGTCCATGCCCACTCCATTGTGTCAGCATAGTAGTTCCACAGATTATCATATGCTTGCTTAGAAATGTCAAGCACTGCAGCAGCGTTTAGTTCGTTTGCCCTGTTAACTGCAGCAGTGTCAGCAGTAGCAATCTGACGACGCCACTGTGCATTGCTCTGCGCAATCACAAGCTGGTTCTGTGCATTAAACTGGTCACGCTGATTATTAATCTCAGCATTAAATCGGTTGACTGTGTTAGCCTGACCTGCATTAAATTGTGCCTGTGCATTAGACTGCGTGGCGTTAAACTGTGAAGTTTGCGTAGCTAAATTAGCAAAGAACTGGTCAACTTGATTTTGACTAGAAGCATTAAACTGACGTGCAGCATTAGTAGCTGCTTGGTCAGTAAACATAGCTTGTGTACGTTGTTGTGCTTTAAATAATTCTGTTTGCTGCTGATTAGACAAATTAGCCATGTCAGTTTGAAGGAATGTCTGTGCATTTTGTACTGCAGCTTGCTGACGATTGTTAAGATTAGCAGCATCCATCTGTGCCAATGCACTTGCCTCTGCCATAACCATTGCCTGTGAATTAGACAAATTGTTGAGGTTCATTGTGTTAGCAGCACGAGAGTTCTCTAACTGCACCTGCTGCTCTGCAGTAAAGTTCATATTAGCTATATCAGAAATACGGCTTGCATTTTGTACACGTGCTTGGAAGGCTTGGTCAAACTCTTGCCCCATGAACTGCGCACGTTGCTGTGCGGCAAGCATGGCGCGTTGTTGTCTGTTAGAAAGGTTCTGTGCCTCAAACTGTGCTACTGTAGCAGCGTCAGCCTGTGCAATAGGAAGAGCAGCCTCAAGCGTAGCCTGAACAATTGCCTGACCAGCGAGGCTACTTGCGCCAAGTCCACGTGCAGCCATCTGTGCTGTAGCATTACGCATAGCACCAGCAGCCCATGCAGGTGGATTGCCAGCATCAAAGTTTGCAGTAAGAGATGCAAGCTGTCCTTGTACAGTTGCTTGTGTAGATGGTGTAGCTTGTGCTGCTTGAATCTGTTCAGTAAACTGTGCAGCGGTAGCGGCATCTGCTGCTGCACCACTGATAAGTTCACCCTGTTGTATTTGACGCTGTACAGGATTGTCTATTAGTGTAGCATTTCCTTGCGCTGCTGTCAAGTCCCCCACACTGGATGCTGTTTGCTGGGCCGCTGTAACCTGTGCGCGGGGGTCTACAGTACCTTGAGCAGCTTGGGTAGCATTCATAGCCGCATCAACGGCTGGTGCGGCTGTAGCAGCTTCCATTATATTTGCTTGTTGTTCCTGTGGGGCAACAGCCTGTTGCGTTGCAGCCATAGCGGTAGGCACTGCGACTGCACCTGTAACCGTGCCAGCACCGGGTTGTACGTACTGACCTGCTTCACTAGGAGTAACTGC